CTTGGCGGCACATCTGGGCTGGATGCGCAGCAAAGGGTACACGCCTGAACGGGCGCAAATATGGCTGCCTCACGACGGCGCCAGCAATGACAAGGTGTTTTCCGTGAGCTACGAATCGGCTCTGCGTCAAGCGGGCTATGCCGTGACGGTGGTTCCGAATCAGGGCAGAGGGGCGGCGTCGATCCGGATTGAGGCGGGGAGGCGCTGGCTTCCGTCATGCTGGTTCAACGAATCGACCACATCGCCGGGCCTGGATGCGCTTGGCTGGTATCACGAAAAGAAGGACGAAACGCGAAATATCGGCCTTGGCCCCGAGCACGACTGGTCGAGCCATGGCGCGGATGCATTCGGATTGATGTGCGTTTCTGCTGAGCAGCTCTTTGAGGTGGTGAAGCCGAACATTTCGCGAAATTATGCCGAAGCCGGTAGTTGGATGGGATAACAATGGCAACAGATCAAGACCTTTTGGAAGACGCGAAAGAGCAGTTCGAGGAGTGCGTCCAGGCCGAATCGGAGAATCGTACCGAAGCGCTGGACGATCTTCGCTTTGCCCGCCTGGCCGAGCAATGGCCGGAAGCGATCAAGAAGCAGCGCGAGCGCGAAGGCCGTCCTTGTTTGACGATCAACCGCTTACCGAGCTTCATCCGTCAGGTGGTGAACGATGCGCGCCAGAACAAGCCGAGCATCAAGACCAAGCCGGTGGACGATTTGGCTGACGCCGAGACGGCCGAGGTGCTGAACGACTTGATCCGCAACATCGAGCACATCAGCAGCGCGGACGCGGCTTATGACACGGCGGTGGACTTCGCTGTTTCCTGCGGGTTGGGTTATCTGCGCGTGGACATCGATTATGCCCACGACGATACGTTTGATATGGATCTGCTGATTGGCCGCGTTGCCAATCCCTTCTCGATCTATGGCGATCCGCACTCGGAGGCGGTCGATTCATCAGACTGGATGAGAGCCTTCGTGGTGGACCGGATGACGCGCAACGCCTTCCGCAAGAAGTGGAAAGGCGCGGACGAAGTGGATTGGGATGCGCTCGGCTACACGAAACTGGGCGAACCGTGGGCAGGCGACAGCACCATCCAGGTGGCCGAGTGGTGGTTGCGGGAAGAAATCACTAAGACGCTGCTGCGCCTGTCTGACGGCTCCATTGTCGATGAGGCGCGCTTCCTGAAGCTGAAGGACTACTATGACGCCGTTGGCGTGACCGTGACCGGCGATCGCCCCTCCAAATCGTGGAAGGTCAAGCAGCGGATCATGACCGGCGCGGAAATTCTCGAAGAAAACGATTGGCCCGGCATCTACATCCCGATCATCCCGGTCTACGGGGACGAGGTGAACGTGGACGGCAAGCGCGTGTTCCGCAGCCTGATCCGCGACGCGAAAGACCCGCAACGGATGCTCAACTACTGGCGCACGACCGGGACAGAGCTGGTGGCGCTGGCGCCGCGCGTGCCGTTCATCGGCCCCAAGGGAGCGTTCAACACGGATGCACAGAAGTGGGCCACGGCGAACACGACATCGCACCCATTCATCGAGTATGACGGCTCGATTCCGCCCCAACGCCAGCCGCTGGACACTGGCGGCGCTGCTGGTGCGATGCAGGAGGCGATGGCTGCCACCGATGACCTGAAATCGATCATGGGCCTGTATGACGCCAGCCTGGGCGCGAAAAGCAACGAGACATCGGGCCGCGCGATCATCGCGCGCCAACGTGAAGGCGACAATTCGACCTTTCATTTCATCGACAACATGAGCCGCGCCATTCGGCATCTCGGCCGCATCGTGGTGGACCTGATCCCGCATGTCTATTCTCAGCCGCGCATCCTGCGCGTGATCGGCGAGGACGGCAATTCACGGAACGTGGCAGTCAATCAGCCGCAGACGGTGGGGCAGCAGTCGCCGCAGCAGGCGGCCGTTCAGCAGGCCATGAACCGGCACGCCAATCAGGCCATCGCGAAGGTCTACGACCTGACGGTGGGCCGCTATGACGTGGTGGTGCAGTCCGGCCCGAGCTTCACGACCAAGCGCGACGAAGCGGTTACTCAGATGACCGAATTGATGCGCGTCTACCCGCCGGCCGCGCCGCTGATCGGAGACATGCTGGCGAAAAATCTTGATTGGCCGGGCGCCGAAGAGATTTCCCAACGCTTCCGCGCCATGCTGCCGCCGCAGATACAGGGGCAGAACCCGCAAGTGCAGGCGCTCCAGCAACAAATGCAGGCCATGGACCAGCACGCCAAGCAGGCAGTGGCAACGCTGCAGCAACAGTTGCAGGAAGCGCAGCAAAAGCTGGCTGTGAACGACTCGAAAGCCACCTACGAGTTCCAGAAGCTGGAAATCGAGCGGTACAAGGCCGAAACGGATCGCATCGAAGCGTTGGTGAGCGCCGCCGGCGCGGGCGATCAGCTTGCCGCGCAGGCAGTCATGCAGATGCGGGCGGAAATGCCCTATGTCGCACAACAACCAGTTGCCATGCCGCCGGGGCCAATGCCCCCGCCGCAGCAGGCAACACCAGTTCCGAACCAACCGCCCCCGGGCGGTTTTTTTACGCCCGGAGATGGGCAAATCACCAACCAGTAAGGAGTGATGATGGACATCGAAAACACGACCAACCCCGCCGACAGCAACCAACAAGATGCCGCCGGCGCGGGAGTCGATCAACCCAACGAGTTCGACCAGATCGGAAATCAGCAGACTGACGACGGGCAGCCGAAGGAAGGCCAAGCCCAAGGACAGGAAGGTGACGACACCGAAGAAGTTGAGCACGAAGGGCAGAAATACCGCGTACCAAAGGCGCTGAAACCAGCGCTGATGCTCAATGCGGACTACACCCGTAAGACACAAGAACTGGCCGAGCTGCGCCGGGCGACGGAAGCCGAGCGGGCGCAGATTCACCAGGCCAACGCGCAGTATGTGCAAACCCTGGCGGCGGTGCATTCGATAGATCAGCAACTCCAGCAGTTCCAGCAAGTGGACTGGTCGAGACTGAGCGAAGTGGACCCGTCGCAGGCGCAAAAGCTGTTCATGCAGTACTCGCAGCTCAAAGACGCCCGGCAGCAAGCAGTCGGGCAAGCGCAGCAAATGGAACGTCAGCGTGCTTTCGAGGCGCAGCGGGAAGCCGCCAAGCGCAGCGAGGAGGGCAACGCGGTCCTGAAGCGCGACATACCCAACTGGGGACCGGAAGTGGCCCGGCAGGTCATGGATTTCGCGGCCAAGGAAATGGGATTCCAGCCGCAGGAATTGGACCAGATATTCGATCCGCGCATCGTGAAGACGCTGCACGCGGCGATGGTCGGCACCCAGCTGATCAAGAAACAGCAGGAGGGTTCCTCATCCAGCGGCGCACAGCCCAAGCCCGTGACAAAGGTCGGCGGCGGCAGTGCGCCGGCGCGGCGCGACATGAATTCGTTGCCCGTCGATGACTGGATGAAGGCCCGCAATGAACAAATCCGTAAATCACAAGGACGTTAATCATGCCTAATACCATTCTTACCCCATCGATGATTACCCGCGAAGCGCTGCGGATACTTCATCAAAAGTTGAACTTCGTCGGCAACATCAACCGACAGTATGACGATCAATACGCCAAGAGCGGCGCGAAGATCGGCGACACCCTGGGAATCCGCCTGCCGAACCAATACACGGTTCGGACTGGCAAAACCCTGTCGACGCAAGACACGACCGAAACCAAAGTACCGCTGACGGTCGCGACGCAAAAGGGTGTGGATATCAACTTCAGTTCCGCCGAACTGACGCTGAGCCTCGACGACTTCAGTCAGCGCATCCTGGAACCGGCCATGGCGGTGTTGGCGGCGAACATCGAGGCCGATGCCATGTCGATGCTGCTCGACGTGTACAACGTCGTGGACAACATCGGCAACGCCCTCACGCTTAACAAGCTACTGACCGGCCGCAAGATCCTGAACGACTGCCTGGCGCCGCTGGACAACAATCGTTCCTGCCTGCTGAATACGCAGGACAACGTCGATCTGGTCGACGCCTTGAAAGGCCTGTTCCAGGATTCCACGGCGATCGCCAAGCAGTACAAGGAAGGGAAAATGGGCCGGACGGCGGGCTTCGACTTCTACGAAAACACGCTGATCCCGAGCCAGCTTACCGGTACCGCTGCATCGGCGACCGGTTACACGGTGAACGGTGCCGTGACAACCAACGGTGCCTCGTCCGTGGTGCTGGCGACCGGCTCGACGACGTTCAAGAAGGGTGACGTCATCACTTTCGCCGGCTGCAACCGCGTGCATCCCGAAACCAAGCTCGACACCGGCGTGCCGCAGCAGTTCGTCGTGACAGCGGACTTTGCCGGCGGTGCGGGTACGCTCAGCATCAGCCCGGCGATCTACACATCGGGCGGCATGCAGAACGTCACGGCATCCGGCATCCCGAACAGTGCGGCAGTGACCAAGGTCGGCGGCGCATCGGCGATCTACAAGCCGTCCATGGTCTTCCATCAGGATGCATTCGCCTTTGCCACGGCAGACCTGATCATGCCGAAGGGCGTCGATTTCTCGTCCCGGGAGGTCTATGACGGCATCAGTATGCGGATCGTCCGCGCCTACGACATCAACAATGACAATCTGCCCTGCAGGATTGACGTGTTGTACGGCTACAAGACCCTCCGCGCGCAGCTCGCCTGCCGCATCCTATCCAGATAAGAGCGCCGCACCCGCAAGGCCCGGCCTTCGGCTTCACAGCCGGGGCCGGGCATTTCTTTTGGAGATTGAGAAATGGAATACCCGAAGATGCTTTACGGCCCCAAAGGATGGGATGAATTGACCGATTGCAGACTGGTTGCCGGTGCGGACGAGGAAGAAGCGGCGCGTACCGCCGGTTATGGTGATCTGGGATCGGCCGAGAAAGCGCCGGAAAACACGCCTGATGCGCCGGAAGCGCCAGCAGCGCGCCGCACCCGCAAGGCCGCGTGATGCCCAGTTTGCAGAATTTCGCAGGCCTGAAAAAAGCGGTGGCTGATTGGCTGCATCGCGCAGACCTGGACACGCACATCCCGGACTTCATCGCCCTAGCTGAAGCGCGGATCAGCAATGATCTCGGTGACATCACGTTGCTGCTGTCGGAGGGGCAAATCGTCACGGCGGCCGGCGTGCGTAAGTACCTGCCGCCCGGCGGCTTCATCCGCCTCAATTACGCCTACCGGCGCCAGCCGGCGACGACGCCGATGCAGATCGTATCGCCGCGCGCCCTGGCCGAAAAGTACGCGTTCGAGCAGTACAACAGCGTCCCGAATCTGATCGCCTTTGACGGCACGAATCTGGTGCTGCACCCGACGCCAAACGGTGCCTACACGATCGACTACACCATGCAAGGCATGTTGACGCCGCTTTCGGATGCCAACCCGAACAACATCGTGTTGGCCCGGTTTCCCGGTCTGTATCTGTTCGGTGCCCTGCAGGAGGCCGCCCCCTTTCTTGCACAGGACGATCGTATTCCGGTCTGGCAGGGAAAGTATGGGGAAGCACTCAACAATGCTCGCAGCGTCGATTACCTGGGCGACGCCAAGCTGCGCACCGATATAGCAATGCGCGGCGGCAGCTTCAACTTTTACAGCGGTGATTGATCATGGGACTCGAAACAGCAAACTACATTGCCGATCTGGTCGAAACGAACCCGACGCAGACCGATCCGAAATTGCAGGGGGCGGCCCATCTGCGCATGCTAAAGAAGGTGCTGAAAGCCGTTCTCGCCGGTTTCCCTGGCATGGTACTCGTGACCGGCGCGGAGGCCCAGGGCGCAACGGCTAACGACTACACCGTGACCATCAACCCCTCACCGAGCGCCTACACGTCATCAATGCTTGTCGTGTTCACGGCAACGCACGGCAATTCCGGCGCGGCAACGGTGCAGATCAACGCATTGGGGAGTGTGCCGCTGCTGGATGTGAACGGCCAAGCGCTGGTGCCGTGGACGATTCGCAAAGGCTCCCTGTGCGTCGCCTTCTACGACGGCACGAGCTTTTTTCTGATTTCGGCGAATGGTCTGCTGAGCGTACCAACACCGGCGCTCGGCGACAACAGCAATCGGATTGCCACCACCGGGTTTGTCGTGCAGCAGGCGTTCATGGCTGCGCTCCCGGCTCAAGGCGGTAACGATGGGAAATTCCTCAAGACTAGCGCAGGCGTAGCCAGTTGGGATTATCCGGGCATCACTGTCGTCAACCCGACTGTGACAGCCAATGCGACACTGAACGGGATATTTCTCTATGTGCCGGCGCAAATGGCGTCAGCCGGGCAATCTGTGACGCTGCCCGCGGCGAATACCTTGGCGACCGGCGGCCCGCTATACGTCATCGACAACACGAAAGGCGGTTACGCAGTCGGCATCCGCGACAATACCGGCGCGCTGCTGATGGCTGTCGCGCCTGGCGGTGAGGCGCTCGTCTCGCTCAAGAACAACGCGACAGCCGCAGGCGTGTGGTCCATCACGGGAACGAATCTCGACCCCGGCCTGATCACCATCGACAATACGTTCAGCTCGACTTATGCCGGCACCGTGTTGGCTCCGTATGTGGCGCTCGACAACAATGCGTCGATCCATTTTGCGGCACTTGCGGCAGGGGGGTTTTCGGCGTTCGTCGTGGACAATGCCGGCAAGGTTGTGACGACGCCCGTTATTGTTTCATCGGTCAGCGGAAATTCTCCTGTTGCGGCCTTTAAGGTCTCGCCGACATCGGCCATTGTTTTCTACTCAGTCTCCTCTGCTGAAGGCCGCGCAGTTGTACTGAGTTTGTCTGGCGCGTCGCCATCCTATACGCTGAATGTCGGCGCATATGCCAGTTTGTCCTACAACTTCGGGAGCAATTCTTGGGGTGGAGAGAATTTCATTGGAGCTCCGAGGATTGCGCAACTTTCTCCAGCGCTGTATGTCGCGAGCTTTGCGGGTAACGATGCCACCACTGGCGTCGCTGCGATTGCGGTGAGCGGAACCTCGGTTTCCATTGGAGCGGTTGCGTATGCTTCAACAAGCAATGGAGTCGCGGGAAGTACTCAAATCTATGCGCTGAATGCCACGACCGCGCTTGTGCTCTACAAGAACAGCAATGGCGGGGTCCAGCCGTACGCCAATTGTGCGTCGATCGTGACTGTCAGTGGGGTGACATGCACAATTGGCGGGAATGCTATTGCCACGGGATGCGCCTCTGGCAGCACATCTCCAGCAATGAGTGCCATGCTGTCTCCGACAAAAGTGCTCATTGCTGATGACAACAATTCCACCGCGATGGTGAGTTCGGTTTTCACCATCTCCGGAACAAGCGTCAACGCGGGACCCGCATACACTGTCGAAGCAGCAGGGGCGGTGCAGTTCGGCATGGCGACTTATACCGCGTCATCCGCTACCCGCTACAACCCGCATCTGTTTCCGCTAT